TGACATTACCAGAACCTAGAGTAGTTAAATCAGGATCATAGGTCTCTAAATCAATCGCCACTTCTTTGGCGCCTGATAAATCTTTTAATTCATGTGGGGCTACCCATTCAGTTTCCGGTGCAAATAGCGGAATCTGGGTACTCCTCATGAGTAATCCCTTTCAAGTATCATTTCTAAATAATGAATTGCCTTCTTCACATCTTCCTCTTTTCCTTTTATCGCATGACGACAAATGTACTTTATAGCATTTCCCTCAGCAAACAAGAGTTTATTTTCATTTATAAACTCAGCAGGCTGAATGGCCATATTGCGGTAGTGTTTCCCACCTACCTGTTCTTCTAAGGATTTATAAGTTGTTCCTTTAAACATATCTTTATTTGTCATATTATATAAGCTCGATCAAAATTCTTAGGATCTAACACATGCAATTCACGCTTCGCTCTCGTCGCACCAGTATAAAATAATCTATGTAATTCATCTGGATCATGACTAAAAGTTTCAATCGCGGCACCTGTTAAGTCTTGCA